AGCTCTAGCATCCAGGAGAGCTTCTCTATCTGTCTGGCAAGTCTCTTGATTCTCACTTGGTCGCGGACCAACCCCCCCTGAACGGGGAGGTGCCTGCCAGCCTCGAATCTCTTCCATATTTGCGGGGGCGTGCCCCCGACTTGATCTAGTGCATCCATGCCTCGTCCTCCCCCCTAAGTTTTTGGATAATCTTGCTTTTCGTCTCGGCCCTGGCGTGCTGAGTCAAGCGAAACCCAGCCGTCTCTCGGTAGAGATCGCGCCAGAAGTGACGCCCCGCCCCGAAGTGCTTCCACCAGAAATGTCGCATCACGTCCCAATCTTCAGGCGACTTTGGAGCCCCGACTCGATGCGATGCAAGCTAGACTCCTCTGATCTTAGTAGCTTCAACTCCCACTCCAATTCTCCAATGGTTTCCTCGTCGTTGGTTTGCGCGAGCCGCTGGTGCAGGTTGCGCTTCTCAAGGTACAGGCTGGTAAGTTGTCCGACACACCACCCCAGGGCCTTGTCGGACTGATCTATGGACGCTGCCGCCGAGTCCTCGGGGGTCAAGTAGGCGGCTAGGCCCTCGTTAATCAGTGGCACCCAATACCTCCCTGATATATTTGTGGTACGAGGCTCCTGCCGTAGCGAGTTGACCTAGTACCCGAGGGTCGCCCTCGTGGGCGAGGTCGTGGTCCCTTCTGCACAGGGGCACCATCTCTAGCAAGCTATCCCCGGCACCTTGCCCCTTGCGTACTGGATGGTGATGAGGATCGCCAGACGGCCCGCCGCAGATGAGGCACGGCTGCTGGCGCGTCCAGTTGCGATTGGCTCTGTCCTGCGACGTCAATTCAGCGCCTCCGCGATCTCCCGCGCCGCATACCCCGAGCGGATCATGGAGCCGGTGTAGTGGAACACGCACCAGCCTAGGCGCGATGCCGCGTTGAACTTCTCGGCGTCGCGCTGGTAGCCGGCGCCGCGGACGTGCCGGCCGCCGCTCCATGTGCCTCCGTCGCACTCGATGGCGAGCTTGATGCCGGGATACGCGAAGTCAAAGCGCCACCTTGGGAGCGGTGGGGCGGCGAATCGGTACTCACGCTCGGGCACCGGCAGGCCAAGTTTAGCGATATCCGCTAACAGGCGGTCCTCCAGCGCAGTCCTCTTGGCCGCGCGAATGAGCGCGGCGGCCTGGGTCGCGGTGACGGCGGTCACGATGGCTCCTGCCACATGTGATCTCTCACGTCTGCAAGGTCGAACTCCTGCTCTTCTGATGACTTCTGTCGACCACTCTTCTCGTACCACTCGTAACGCCGAACGATCAGGGTCTTCTTGCGCTCGTTGACCCAGCAGGTCCAGACGACCTTGGTGACGGCGGTCACGGAGCGGCCTCCCACAGAGTGCATGAACACTCGCCGTCCTTGTCCTGCATGTACTCCCGGAACACATCAGAGAAGGATCGGCACTTACCGTCCTCGCCGTCCAACGCGCCACACGTCCAGCACCGCCGTGCCTTCAGGGCCGCCAGCTCGGCCTCGGCCTGCTCGCGTTCAACTGATTCCAGTCTCCTTGCCGTGGCGAGAATCTCATTCTGTTTCCGCAGTTCGGTGTTCTCCGCATCCAGCTCGGCGATAGCGGCGTCGGCACGCGTCTTCCATTGCAGAAGCTTTCGCCAGGCCGTCTCGGCGGTTTGGCAGACGGGGGATGGAAGCGCTAGTTCGTCGTACTGATCCCGTGCGTTCATGGCGTTCTCCTCTCTTATTCCTCGAAGCGACAATAACGTGGCACCCACGGAAGGCTGACGATGCCAACACGACCGTGCCGATTCTTAGCGACGTGAATATCCACTGACTTGCTTCCACCGAAGTCATCCTTGTTGGGCTGAGACAACAGCCAAACTTGGTCGGCGTCCTGTTCAAGCGAGCCCGACTCACGGAGCTGGCTGAGCTTCGGCTTGCCGTCGCCCAAGGGGGACTCACTCTCACGGTTGAGCTGGCTCAGCGCCAATACGGGGCAGTGCAGCTCGCGGGCGAGAGCCTTCAGCTCCCTGGAGAAAGAAGATACCTCAAGATAGCGACTCTCCGGCCTGCCCCCATGCGTGAGGAGCTGGAGGTAGTCCACCACGATCAGCTTTACCTGCTTACGCGCCGCAAGCTGCCGGGCGCGACTCTTGAGTGACAAGAGGGTAAGTGAGGGGTTGTCGATGACCTCCATGTCTAGCGCAGTGACCGCATCGTGGCTCTGCATGAGCCGAGAGAGCTGCTCCGGCCCGAGGTTGCGAGAGCGCACGCTGGTAAGGCCGACGTTGGCGATGCTGCACAGCATCCTCTCGGTTAGCTCCGCCTTGCTCATCTCTAGGCTGAAGAAGGCCACGGTTCCGTTAGCCGCAACGTTGCGGGCGATGTTCAGGGCAAGAGAAGTCTTGCCAATGCCGGGCCTGGCCCCGATGATGATGAGGTTGCCGTTATACATGCCTGTGGTCTGGTCATCGAGGGTCTTGAAACCGGTGCTCACGGTGTCGGGGGGCTTGCCCTCAAGGCACTCGTCTAAGATTTCCGAGGCCACGCTCTTTAGCGATTGCGTATCGCTTGCCACGTTGGGGCGCAGCTTGTAGACTAGGGCCTCAGCCGAGTCCAGCAGGGCGTTGGGCTGCTCGGTGGGCTGGTGGCCCATCTCGACGATCTCGTACCCCGCCTTTATGAGGGCGCGCTGGGTGGAGGTCGTCTTGATGATGTTGGCGTACTGAGTGGCGTTGGTCGCTGATGGTACGTAATCTGCCAGCGTGTGAATGTACTCACTCTGGGCCGGGAGCCGGGCACTGATGGTGACTGTATCCACGCCCTCAGTGTTGCTTACCCAGGCACCAAGGATGGAGGTGAAGATTTCCCTGTTGGTGATCTTGTAAAAGTCCTCCGCTTCCACCAGGTCGCTTACCGCGCCTATGGCTGCGGGATTGACCAGCATGGCACCCAAGATGGCCTGCTCTGCTCCAAGATCGAAGGGCGGGAGCTGAGTCGTGGGGGTCAAGCCTTCTCCCCCTCGGCCAGCTCGGCCTTTAGTCCGTTGATAATGGCGTGCAGGATAATCTCGCGCCCCAGAAGGTCGCTGTTCTTCTGCTCCAACTCTGCGATGGCGGCGTCAGCAGCATCGGCTACTTCGCTTCGCCCGACCGCCCAGTACTCCTTGCCGCGCACGATGGCGCGAACCTCCTCGTACTCATCCATCGCGCTCATCCCTCGCCTCCCACGCACAGTGGGTGCAGCATCCCCTCGGTGTTTTTCTCGCCCCACGCGGAGAGTAAAGCCACGTCGGCAGCCTTCTTCACGACCCAACCATTCCCGTCTAGCGCGGCCCACGTGCTTTTGCTCATGTCGGGCTGGCAGGTGCCCGCGTAAGCACAGTAGCCACACTGCCAATCGGGCTCGCAGCTTATGGTCTTTCCGTAGCTACGGAGCTGCAAAACCTTGTCGAGCTGCGGGGGCAGGCAGTCCAGGCCGGGGAGAGATATGCGGGTACGCGCCGCGTCCAGCTCATCCATAAGCGAAACAGTCTCGGCCTCAACGTGGGGCACCTCGTACTCACCTGGCTCGCCAGACCCATCGCGACTCACGTACCAGAGTAGTGGCGAGGCGTCCAGCTCGTACTCCCTGGCCAGCTCCCAGTGGTAGGAGGATGCCTGGTGGACGTGGGGCACCTTGGGCAGCGTGTAGTTGGAGGCGTTGCCCCGGTGAGTCTTGACCTCGATGACGCGGTAGTGGCCGTCCAGCTCCACAATAAGGTCGGCACGCCCACCCCAGTTGCTCCGCTGCGCGAAGGGTACCGGAGTCTGATGACTAATGAGGTCGCCTCGCCACATGAATGCGGCGGTGAGCATGGCCTCGATGAACTCCGCTACGTCGTACATGCGCTGGTCGTTGCGCTGCTTCTCGGGGGACTCGTAGTCCTTCTTGGTAGAGAGCAGGCGGTAACACACCTGGCGGGGGCACTTCCCGATGTCGGTGGCGTAGAGCCGCATGGGATCGCGCACCTTGTCTACCTTCGGCTGGAAGAACACCATCTCAAAACAATCCTGCGCACTCTCGTCTTCCCCGGACTGGCGGGCCTTGAGGAAGTCGTTGTAAATGTCAGCGAGCAGCGTCATCGTTCGATCATCCA